GGGTGGAACTGGTGTGCAGGAGGAACGGCCTGCGCCAATTTCCCAGATTTCAGCGCCGAGCGCTTATCTCTGCCAACGCGAAGTGACGTGTAACCTGACAACTGAACCATGGCGGATGTGTCTTCCGCAACAGTGGCAGTAGCACAGGCCATCGCTGGAACCATGACCTCGATTGGTCAGACCAGCTTGAGTAGGGTTGTTGCCGGCGCCGACACGACGGCACACAACCTTATCAACGGCATTGTGATTCCTGTCTCACGACGGGTTGTCAGGGCACGGGGCTGCCAGTACAGGAGCAATAGCACACACGGTGCTCCACCTGTACTGACTTCGCAGCAACTGCAAGCTGCCACAACTAGCCTGGACCGAAGGATCACTAACATCCAACGGGACGTGGTTAACCTCTTAACGCGTGCGTGTCAGACCTCAGACGCCCTGAATCGAATGCATCCTGCTTTCGACGACATCGGGGCCGTCCACCTCAGGCTGACAATAGCAGTGCCCACCACGGCACCGATTGAGGGCTTCGTGAAACGCGATGTCGTCATGAGCGCACAGAGCCCCACCGGCTCACCAGGAGGCCCGGCAGCAGCCATAGCAAATTCGGAGAGAGACGACCTCTCGACCGTCGGCACACCTGTGCCCAGCGACACCGGCGAGTCCAGACTCCGCCGCACCGACTCCTTCTTCATTGATGGCGCCGACGCGGACTCTGACACCGACATCGCAGCGGAGGACCCCACTGAGAGCTCCGAGGACGCGGCAAGCGACTCGACTCCCGGTGGAGGACCGGACCAGGCTGCTTCGTCACCGCTGAATCGCATGGGCCTCGCCCTACTCGAAGCCACACAGGAGGCACCCAAGGCGCGCCGCCGCTTTACCACAGCTGAGTTCTCTCAGTGGGTGAAGACAGGGCGCGCCTACGGGTTCTTCACCTGGGCGAAGAGGAGGACTGCCGCAACTTGCGGACAGGTGGGCCGGGTGGCCAATCCAACTGGCGCGCGAGACCTCTACGTACTCGACGTCACCCTACCAACCGAGGTGTTCACCTCCTGCACGGACGTGTCATGTATGATTGCGGGCGAAGAGAAGGCCGCAAGGAACATACACTTGCAGAAGGCGCAGCGCAAGCTGCGACGCATCGTGAGCGGGAGGGTGACCCAAGCGTCTTATTCCTACCTGGAGACTATCACGCATCTGGTCGTAATGGCCCTCTTCATGGATGCAGGTGATACGGGCAAGAATCACTGTCAGGTCCTTGCGTACTCAGGCGACCAGCCCACGTTCCGAGACTTCTTCGCTGATAAGAACCTCGAACCGGCAATGGACGCACTGAGCGACGCGAAGAAGGACGCAGGCCATCCCGATGAGGGGGTGGTCTGGGCAGTGCCGGCGCCTGAAGTCAAGGGTACGTTGAATGAGACGCTCGTCCTGTACGAGTCGCCCGCACTCGGAGAATATGAGCTGAGGGAGTGGAAGCCCGTCCTGGGCGCCGTTCACGTGGGAGTCGACTTGTTCGGCAAACCTGCGCCGAACGACCACACGAACCCGCTGAGCCATGTTTCCGCAGTGTATCGGCACATGGGGGATAGCGAGACGAAAGTCGCAGAAGGAACGCCGTACGAGTTCGTGGTTCACTTGGACCGAAGCGAGCGCGCGAAGATGAGCGCCGCACACGACCGTGTGTGGGAAGACCTCATCTCCGACCACCGCGCAGACTTCGAGGCCCTGTTGACGGATTCGACGCAGCGGTTCGACTACGACTTCCTGGTGGATGGCAAGCCGAGCTCCTACACGAGCGAGTCCTACATGGGCTGGCTTGAGGAGCAGATCGCGGACGAGAAATTCTTCGGCAGCGAGCACGCCATGTTGGACCTCCTGGAGCACGTCCCAGAGGTCGGCAAGCACGTGCAAGAGCTGCGCGGGACGGCGTCGTGCAAGAAGGGCGAGGACAGTGCTCGAGCAAGATTTGTGATCACTCCAGGAGTCATGGGCTCGGAGGGGTTGCACCAGGCTCGCACCTCCCCCCTCATACGCGCCCTTGAGGTGCTGCACGCCGTCCTGTACAACCACACCACCCTCAAGGGTCTCACTGAAGAGACGAAACGCATCCGTTTCGCTGAGTTCCTGCGCGCGGTGCCCAAGGGGGCCATCGTGTTCGGCACGGACAAAAGCAAGAACGACGCGTGCTTCAGAGAGCCGGTGTGGAAGAAGTGCGTCAAATACCTGGCCGTGATGGACCAACTATTCCACCACCACGTGACGACAACGGCCTACGTATACTCTCCAGACGAGAACCATCGCCGAGAGGCATTCCCGACCGGCACTCTGGATATGAAGTACTGGGTGTTGCGCATGACCCCGCTCATCGCCATCCTACTGTCCGGCATTGGCCCGACATCATTCTTCAACCGTCTGGAGTCGACCACCGAGAAGGGGGTGAGTGTCCTCAACGTGTTTGGCGAGCAGGCATACGAGAAGTGGAGGAAGTCATGCCGACATGCCGAGCCTTCCAACCATCCCGCGTGGGACCTGCACCCCGCTCCTCACGTCAGTGAATTTTCGGAGTGGCGGCCGCTGGCGCCCAAGATGGTGACGGATACGTCGATCAAGGTGGAAAGCCTGACTGACGAGCAAATCCTCACCCCGCACATGGGATCCAATGAGGGCGACGACCAGTCGCACTGCATTGTGCCTCCGACGTCCACAGGATGGGAGGGGTTGAAGGTGAGGGAAGTCATCATGAAGTACACCGCCGCTCTAAGTGCCGGCACAGGGTTCATCTTTGAGCCCGCTATGGCTGCTGACGACCTTGACATGGTCGGGCGAAACAGTGTCTTCGAGATGCTGTCAGCCTGGACCGGCCTGCCGCATGGTAAGGCCGACTCATATGAGGTTGCCGTCATCGTTCCTAAGGTGCTCAAGGCCTTGAGGAAGCTCCCGCATTGCACCATCAGCTCGAAACACGCTGTGACTCGCAACGAGCACAACGAGCCGGTGGATGTGACGCAGGACTCCAATTATTGGGCCTTGGCGCTAACGAAGTACTATACGTTAGCGATAGTGAACCACGAGTCGCTTGGCGTCCGCGGGCTCTTCTTAGCACATGGAAACTATTGCTATGAGAAGCTCGCGGCGATCAAGGGCAAGCAGGGCGCGTACTCGCACGCCACCGTATACGGTGATCGAGACCCCGAGCGCAGGGGCATCGAGGAATCCGCTTCCACAACGTTCACGCAATGCGGTGAACTTCGTGACCGCGCACACGACGTCAATGTCGCCGTGGTCAAGGAGCGAGTGATTCGCGTGTGTTGCACCGCGTGGCGAAGTGACCTCCCCGAGTTGGCCCGGCTGACGAAGGACGAGGTGCACGCGTCGCTATACGCATTTGACTCCGCCACGATGCGCCTGACAGTCACTGAGTCGATGATCAGTGACCCGATGGTGCTGTGGACGTACCTCAGCGACACGGGGTGCGTCATGGAGGCACTGGTGCAGCACGCTACCGTCAACCTCTACAAGACGGCGGCGACGTACCGCAGCCCGAAGGTGTTGGCCGACCCGGCCGGCACGGTCCAGCTAGCCCGCAAACTTGCGGGCACTAAACCCGAAGGATCCGCCAGCAAGGGAGGCGGGTCGGGCAAAGCAGCGAAGTCCGGTGATGCCGGACCCAAGGGTGCAGGCAAGAACAAAGACAGCTCCAAGGCCAAGGGTGGAAAAGGCAACCACTCAACCGGCAAGGGCAAGGGCCAGGGCGCTCAGGAAGGCGGCAAGGCCGCGAAAGCCACCAAAGGAGGAGGAAAGGGCAAGACCCAACCACCGCCCGCGGCCTTCGCAGCCCCGCCAGGATTGAGCGCACCGTCGCCCCCTAGCAAAGTCGAGCACTCACCGACAGGCAAATCTGCCAAGGGTGGGAAAGCCGACAAGGCCAAGGGAGGCGGCAAGGCGGGCAAGGGAGAGGCCAGCGCTAGCCCAGCTAGCGGGTCCTCCTGGTTCCCAAAGCCCTCATGGGGGAAGTCTTGTTCTGACAGCAAATGGTGGCGATCCGGCTGCCAGCCGTCCGGAAGCGAGTGAGCTTCCTGCCTCACCCTACGGGGTCTAGCGTCATCACGACGCGCTGCATGAGAATTCAACGGGTTAAGTGTTGTGAACTGTAAAGCGAGGGCCAAGTCCGCAGGGCGGCGTCGGTAGTACTAGGGGGCCACCAACCTCCTACCGGCACGTTGTAGGACGAGCGCTTTGGGCCCACCGAAAGGTGGCGCGGCCGGGGGCAGGACCTGTGTCCCTGGGGGGAAACTCCCAATCTCTTTGAGACGGCGAGCCTGAGCGTGGGAAGTCGTGCACATTGCGCAGCGTGTGCACGGCGGGTGCATCATGGTCGGAAACAACTCCTCCGCGAAGTGCGGCTGGTGCCGACCCAACGGGTACGACGAACGAGTAGTGCGACGACTGTCCGACTAGTCGCATGAAAGGCGGTGCACCTGGTTACGGTTGTGAGGGGCGGAATGGCTATGCCCTCACAGACCGCTGTAGCAATAAAACCGTTGCGTGTCAA